GAGTGGGCGTCTGAGGACAAGACCCGCGAGTCAGAACGATCGAAAATTGTCACCCCTGCGGCACAGCAAGCCGTCGAAACTCGCCACGCGGAGATCATGGAAGCGATCTTCGGCTCTGGCGAGTTTTTTGATATTGAAGACGACCTGCAAGACGCCGATCAGCAAACAATCGACATCGAAGCGCTGCGCGCGCAACTCTCCGAAGACTTCAAGAAAGACAAGATCAAAAAGGCGATCGATCAGATCGAGCTCTTGGCTGAGATTTACGGCACCGGCATTGGTGAGATCGTCGTTGGCTCCGAGATGGAATACATCCCTGCCACGCAGGCGATCCCAGGCGTGCAAGGCCAGGCAGCCATTGGTGTGATCGAGAAGCCGCGCGTAGCAGTCAAGCTCGTGCCGGTGAATCCGAAGAATTTCTTGTTCGACCCTAACGGCACATCCATCGACGACTGCATGGGCGTGGCCATTGAGAAGTACGTCTCCATCCATAAGGTCGTGCGAGGCATCGAGCGAGGCATCTACCGCAAGGTCAACATCACTCCGACCTATGAAGACTCGCAGATAGAACCCACGCAAGAGGTGCAGCAGTTCCAAGACGAGAAGGTGCGTCTGCTGACGTACTACGGTCTGGTGCCGCGCGAGTACATCACCAAACTTGAAGAGATGGAAGCTGGGGGCAAGATCGAGGAACTCTTCCCCGAGGATTCAGCAGCAGACGACTATCAAGATATGGTCGAAGCCATCGTGGTAGTGGCCAACGACGGCATGCTGCTAAAGGCCGAAGAGACGCCCTACATGATGAAAGACCGTCCGGTACTAAGCTATCAGGACGACACCGTGCCAAACCGTCTCTTGGGTCGTGGGACGATCGAGAAGGCCTACAACATGCAAAAGGCCATCGACGCGCAGGTGAGAAGTCATCTGGACTCGCTGGCGCTGACAACCGCGCCAATGATGGGCATGGACGCCACACGCCTGCCGCGAGGGGCTAAGTTTGAGGTTAAACCTGGCAAGGCGATGCTGACCAACGGCAACCCGCAAGAGATTTTGTTCCCGTTCAAGTTCGGTCAAACGAGCCCTGAGAACATTGCCACCGCGCAGACGTTCGAGCGCATGCTGTTGCAAGCCACGGGTACGATGGACAGCAACGGCATGGTCAGCCAAGTCTCACGCGACGGCAATGGCGCTGCGATGTCAATGGCAGTTGCGACCATCATTAAGAAGTACAAGCGCACGCTGGTGAACTTCCAAGAAGACTTCTTGATTCCGTTCATCAAAAAAGCAGCGTACCGCTACATGCAGTTCGATCCCGAGCGCTATCCGACACGCGACTTGAACTTCATTCCGACAGGCACGCTCGGTATCTTGGCTCGCGAGTATGAGCAGCAGCAATTTATCGGCCTGTTGCAAACGCTGGGGCCTGATACGCCTGTCTTGCCGATCATTTTGAAGGCCATCGTCTCCAACAGCAGCCTCTCGAACCGTCTGGAATTGATGAGCGCGCTGGATCAGATGTCTCAACCAAATCCGGAACAGCAGCAGATGCAGTTGATGCAGCAACAGCTGGCTATGCAGGCCGCGCAAGCGCAGATTGCGGTCAATCAGACGCAGGCCGAGCAAAATCGTGCTGAAGCGACGAAGACTTTGATTGAAGCGCGTCTGAAACCAGTCGAAACTGAAGCAAAAATTAGCCAGGCACTGACTGCAAACCTGCCAAATCAAGCCGATTTAGCCTCTCGCGAGTTCGACAAGCGCGCCAAAGTGGCTGAATTGATGTTGAAAGAGGCTGACATCAAGAACAAAACGAAGATCGTGGAGCTTCAAATGTCCAAAGCGCGTGATGGCGTGGCCGGATTGGAAAATCAGTTCCTTGAAGAGCTTCAGAAAGGCTTGAAATAATGGATATCGAGAAGATTTTAGCCTCGGATACTGAGCCTGACGTCTTTGGTAGCGTCGGATCAGCCGTTTCTGAAGCCCGTGAAGTCACTAAACAGCGTTTAAGCGAGAATGTTCAGGCGGTTTTGGCCGCGTTGAACAAAATGAAGAGCGAAATCGAAGGTAAATACGACGATGTCGCACTCGAACTTGAAAAACGCATCCTAAGTATCAAAGACGGCCGCGATGGCACCAATGGACGGGACGGCACCAACGGCCGTGATGGTCGTCCAGGCAAAGACGGCAAAGATGGCCGCCCTGGCAAGGACGGCGCTGACGGTCGAGACGGCGTAGACGGCCAAGATGGCGTCTCTGTCACCAACGCGTACCTGGACTTTGATAACAGTCTTGTTATCGAACTCTCCAACGGCCGTCAGATCAATGCTGGTGAGGTCTTGCCCCCTGATCTTAGCGAGCGCTTGAAGATCATCATCAACCAAGGCGCCTCGGGCGGCGGCGGCGGAGCTGGCCTACCAGATCAGACAGGCAACTCAGGTAAGTTCTTAACGACTGACGGCTCAACAGCCTCCTGGGGCACGCCCGCAGGCTCGGGCGACGTCGTAGGCCCCGCATCAGCCACTGATAATGCAGTCGCACGGTTTGATGCGACAACCGGCAAGCTGATTCAGAACAGCGCGGTGACTATTAGCGACGCGGGCGATGTGGCAGGTGTTGCCTCGCTGGGTGTGGCCAACTACGTTGATTTCGACACAACACCAACCGTCACCAACGCGGTTGGCCGCCTGTATTGGAATCCAAACCAGACGACTCTAGCTGTTGGTCTGACATCAACGATCTCTGCGGATGTTGGTCAGACGCTCTACGCGCGTGCGACCAACGCTGAAGCAACGACGATCAGCAAAGGTCAGCCGGTGTACCAGTTCGGCGCGTCAGGCGACCGCGTGTCAGTCAAACTAGCCTACAACACTAGTGACGCTGGGTCTGCTAAGACCTTAGGTCTTGCTGCTGAAGATATCGCTGCGGGTCAGACGGGTATGATCCTGTGCCAAGGCGTACTAGATGGGTTAAATCTTGGTGCTTATTCCCCCGGCGACACGCTCTATCTTGGCGCGACAGCTGGTACGCTAACGGCGACTAAGCCTTACGCACCGAACCATTTGGTCTATATTGGTACGGTTGAACGAGCAAACTCTGGCAATGGCCGCATCTATGTTCGCGTCCAAAATGGCTATGAGATGGACGAGCTGCACAATGTGTCAGCTCAAAACCCAACTAATGGCCAAGTGCTCATCTACAATCAGACGACAAGCCTGTGGGAAAAAGCCAATCTGACCGCAGGGTCGAATGTAACGATTACCAACGGCGCTGGATCGATTACGATCGCGTCGACGGGCGGTGGCGGTGGTTCTGGTGACGGCGGTGCATACGCCTGGTTCTTATCTTAAGAGGTAAACATGAAAACTTTAGTTCTTGACGGCACCGCAATTAGCATACAGGTGGCAATGTCCACCTCGGCGGCCACCACTAACCCCACATTCGTTGCGACCTACGCTGACAATGCAGGCTCTGGCATTACTGAGGGCGCAACTGACGGCGCGTTGAATGGCTCGACCGATGTGACCGTGGTGCCAGCACCGACTGGCTCGAACCGCCGCGTCATTAAAGACATTACGATCTATAACGGCGATTCAGCAGCCGTTACGGTGTTCGTTAAGTACGACAACAACGCGACTCAGCGCACACTGGCTAAAGTAGTGCTGCAAGTAGGCGACACTTGGACGACTGACGGCACCTTTGATACTAACGGCAACCTGAAGACAGTTGCCGGTACGGTCAATCTGGCCACGCAAGTAACTGGCACGCTGTCAGCAGCTAATGGCGGTACAGGAGCCTCGACGCTGACAGGTATATTGAAAGGCAATGGCACATCGGCCTTCACGGCCGCCACTGCTGGTACTGACTATCTGGCCCCTCCCAGCGGCACTGCGATTCTAAAAGCGAATAGCGGCGGCGCTTTGGCCAATGCTACGGCGGGTACGGACTATTTGGCTCCGCCTTCTGGCACAGCAATTCTGAAGGCCAACTCTGGCGGCGCTTTAGCAAATGCAACCGCTGGAACAGACTATGCGGCCCCCGGTACTGCAACAACATTTACTGCAACGCAGTCGTTTACTGGCTCTTCGTCTGTTGCTGCAATGAAGATTACAGATGCTATAGAACCGATTACTGTATCTGCTACTGCTGCTACCGGTACAATTAACTACGATGTAACCACACAGTCTGTTCTCTACTACACCAGCAACGCAAGCGCCAACTGGACGGTGAATTTCCGTGGTTCTAGCGGAACTAGCTTGAACACCTTGTTAGCTACTGGCGAGTCGATTACTGTGACTTTCTTGGTAACGCAAGGCGCAACCGCTTATTACAACAACGCGGTACAGGTGGACGGGTCGAGCGTCACTCCAAAATACCAAGGTGGCACAGCCTGGTCTGCTGGTAATGCAAGCGCGATTGATGCATATACCTATACGATTGTTAAGACTGGTAATGCTGCATTCACAGTGTTTGCAGCTCAGACACAGTTTAAGTGAGGTTAATAAATGGGTTTGCTATCGACTATTGGTGCAGCATCGGCTAGAGCTTACGGATTCACTCGGTCTGCTATTGCTGCTGCTGTCGATGCCTATTTCAATCGAGTAACTCTACTGTTGCCCGGCAACGGCACGAACGGAGCGCAGAACAACACGTTCCTCGACTCGTCCACCAACAACTTCACCATCACCCGCAACGGCAACACGACGCAGGGTACGTTCTCGCCGTTCTCGCAGACGGGGTGGGGGAATTATTTTAGTTCTGGAAACTACATATCTGTTGCATCAAATGCAGCATTTGCATATGGCACAGGAGCAATAACTATTGAGTTTTGGCATTACTCAACTACATCTCCTACATCTGCTGTAGAAGTTTTTGTATCAAACGGTAGCAATAACTTAAATATCCAGCGTAGCAGTGGTGGTTTTTACAACGTATACGATGGAACTGACCGTGTATCTACTACAACAGTTACATCAAACCAGTGGAATCATGTTGCATTTGTTCGTCAATCTGGTGGGCAAACAAACCTTTATGTAAACGGCACAAGCGTCCTTAGTTGGACTTCATCGGTCAATTATGGCAACGACACATTTGTAATTGCTGGTTCTGGCTCATTTCCTTTTCCGGGTTACATTTCTAACATGCGTGTTCTAAAAGGAACTGCGCAATACACATCTTCGTTTACTCCTCCAACATCATCTCTTACTGCTGTTACCAATACGTCTTTGTTGACTTGCCAGAGCAACCGTTTTGTTGACAATAGCGCAAGCCCTCTAACACTTACGATTACAGGCTCACCCTCCGTCCAAGCCTTCAGCCCGTTCGCTCCTGCGGCTGCGTACAGCGCGGCGACGCATGGCGGCAGTGGGTATTTTGATGGGACGGGGGATTATTTAACTGCGTCAAACGTAACAGCTCTTAACTTATATAACACTACGAATACAGTTGAATGCTGGATTTACCCGAATTCTTTTTCGACAAATCTCCAAATTTATGGAACAGACTTCGACGGTACGTACTATACCGTTTGGTCTATTAATTCAACAACAGGGTATCCGCTATACCAATCGCGAAATGGGACCGTTGTTACTGGTTCCAGTGGCCTGCGGTTAAATCAGTGGAATCATGTGGTGTGGGGTCGGTCGGGAACTACTGTCTCAATTTGGGTGAATGGTTCCAGAGTGGCGAACAGCACAATAACAACAGAAGATGGTTGGGGTACTGGATTAATAACAATAGGAAGGTGGAACGCTACTGACCGAATGAATGGCTATTTATCGGGTCTTCGCGTCGTAAAAGGAACGGACGTATACGGTGTATCTAATACAACTATAACCGTACCCACCGCACCCCCGACCGCCATCACCAACACGCAGCTCCTGCTCAACTTCACCAACGGCGGCATCATCGATGCCACTGGCAAGAACGATCTTGAGACTGTTGGCAATGCGCAGATCAGCACGACGCAGAGCAAGTTTGGCGGCAGCTCGATGTACTTCGATGGGACGGGGGATTATGCAATTGTTCCTGCAAGTGTTTTGCAGAATTTAGGTGCTTCTGATTTTACGATTGAAGGTTGGTTTTACTTTACAACAACAGCAAGCGCACAAAACTTACTCGGCACGTTTGCGGCATCTCCGAATAGAGGCTGGTTCTTCTATTTTGATACGTCATTAAAAATGACGTTTAGCTATAGCACGACAGGTTCCAATACTACTGATGCTGGCTTTGGTTACACGCCATCAACTAATACATGGGTTCACATGGCATTAGTTAGAAGTGGCGCTGACTTGAAGTTTTATGCCAATGGAACGCAACAAGGAAGCACTCATAACATTGGCACTTCTGTTATCTATGCGAATACGCAGCCGCTATATGTTGGCGAAAGGGGTAGCTCAACTGGCGGTGCGTTCAATGGATACATAGATGATTTAAGAATTACGAGATATGCCCGTTACACAACGACATTCACAGCCCCGACTGCGGCGCTGCCTCTGCAATAAGGACTGACCATGCTCTATACAAAAAACGGATCAATCCCTAAGCCTGAGACAGATGGCACTGAAGGCTGGATCGAAGTCGAGATGCCGCCTGAAGCGCCTGAAGGCAAAGAAGTGGTATGGCTGAATTGGCAATGGGTGGTGCGCGATCCTAAGCCTGTAGACCGCGAAGGTTATCGCTGGAAGTGGAACCACGACCAAATGCAGTGGATTGAGTACCAGCTGCCGGGTGTCGCAGAGCTGCCGACCGATCCGCTACCGACGATTACCAGCGACCAGATCGCGGCGCTATCCAGCACTGACGTTGTGGCATTGACGTCTGAACAGATCGGAACACTATGACGCCTGAGTTACAAAAATACTACGAAGACAGGTTTGCCATGATGGCCACGCCAGGCTGGCGTGATCTGATTGACGACATCGAAAAAATAAAAGAATCGCTCAACAACATTTCTGTTGTGGAGAACGAAAAAGATTTACAATTTAAGAAGGGTGAGTTATCGATACTAACCTGGCTGTCCACACTAAAACAGGTCAGCGAACAGGCTTACGAGGACTTGCAAGATGAAAAGAATGTATGAATTTGTCTGCGAAAGCGGACAGCGCATCGAACGGTTCACGTCTTATGAGGACAAGACCGTTAGTTGCAATTGCGGCAAGTTAGCCAGCCGCGTAATATCTGCCACACCGTTTAGGTTGGAGGGGTGGTCGGGGCATTTCCCGACGGCTTTTCATCAATTTGATAAAAAGCACCGCGACAAGCTAAAATCGGAGCAGAAGGCGAACAGATAAGCAGAAATGCCCTGTTCATGTTTAATCCTGGGAACCAAAAGATGGCAGGAAAAGGAACTTCGACATGTTGATAGATAAAGAACCCGAGATGCCGAGCGAAATCGA